ATCGATCTCCTTTAGCGCCTGCAGCATCAGCGCAAGCAGCGGCTTCCCGCGCACGTCGCGATGGCGCTTCTCTGTCCCGTACAGGAGCCACGCGAGACGACGACCTGACTTCTCGCCGAACGCCGGCAGACGCTTGACCGTCTGATCGTCGTGTCGAACCCAATAGGCAACGTGCCGCCGCTGCGCGTCGAGCTCGACGCCGTATTCGATGGTGTGACCCGGCGCGAGGCGCGGTCGAGTGAGCGGGCCCTGAACGCGCTCACCGGGCACGAGTTGAACGCGCGGAAGCTTCGTCCGCTGATCCTGCCGGAGCACAACGAGGACATCGCCCGCGACCAGTGCTTCGAGCCGCGCAACGGCTTGCAGCTCGCCGAACGTCAACCGCTCAGCCTCGTCACAGATTGACGCGTTGCCCGCCCAAAGTCTGAATCGGTTCTCGGCGGTCTCCGACCACTCCGCGAGCTCGTCCTTTTCGAATCCCAGGATCGCTTCCTCGGGTGTCGCTTCGAGATGGAGGCCGACGTTGATCTCGTTCGTGACGAGCCGGGCGATCAGACCGCGTGCGTAGTGGTTCGTCTCGAAGAGCTGCCAAGAGCGCGCCCGGAGCGTCCAATAATCCGGGATGACGACGTTCGTGGGACCGAAACCACCAGGGAACTTCGACCCCGTGTCGAGGCTGTACTGAAACGGCTCGAGATCCGAGACCGCGACCGTCGGCACGGCGCGCTGGTACCGATACGTTTGCAGGCGCGGCGGCCTGAAGAGATCGAAGAACGACATCAGAAGCCTGGCATTCCGACGACGCCCGCGCCGTTCAATCGGGCGTCGAGGGTGGCCAGGCGGTTCTCGAGTTCATTCAGAGTGATTCGCATCGTCGCGAGATCGGCTTTCGTGACGACCTGGCGCGTTTGGCCCGTGTCGAGGGAGTACGACTGCGCGCCTCCAGCGAGCGCACCGATCGCCGTCTCGTACTGGATGATCAGCGCCTTCGTGGCGTCGATTCTTTGCTGAAGCCACGTGTCGTCGATCGCGCTCATTGGAGATCAGCTCGTGAAGTACGCCCCCTGCTCGCAGTACTCGTAGAAGGCCGGCCAGTTCATGAAGTCCATGCCGAACGTGCCGCGACAGACGTTGAAGCAAATGATGTCGAGACCCGCCGCCGAATAGATCAGAAGATCCCAGAGCTCGTTCGCTGCGCCGCTCGGACGGTGCCACTCGACGCCGATACGCTTGCCCGTCGTGCGGTCGATCTTCTCGCGCTTCACCTCGACGGTGAGTTCCTTTAGCTGCGCGTCCGAGACGTCGATCGGAGCATTGAAGTGTCCGGGCGGTTGGACTCCAACGCCGTCCCACGAACGCCGGAGCGCTGCGCTCAGCCGGTCCTTGTAGAGGTCGACGGTGATTCCGAACGCCGAACCCGAGCGCGTCTGGAATTCTGAGAACTCGCGGATCGTGGCGTTCTTGGGGGCTTCCTCGCGCCCCTTCACAGGGAAGACGCCGAGCTCGTATTCGGAACAGAAGTCGATGACGTGATCGGTGCGGTAGCCGGAATCGATCAGCGTGAGTTCGACGCGATAGCGCTTACCGTCGTCGGCAACGTACTCGGTGTGCTCGATGATTTTCCGGAGCGCTCCCCAGGTTCCCGGATCGTCCTTCTGTTCGGTATCGCCCTCGAGCCGTTTGTACTCGATGAGGAGCGGCCGCTTGTCCCGGCACCAGCCGATCACGGCAACGGCGAGGTTTTCCTTGTGCACGTCGACCGTGCACACGAGGACGAGCACCGGACCACCACAGTGTGCGATCGCCAGCTTGTTCGGGACCTGCCCGAAACTGTAGGCGTTGCGCCGGTGACCCGAGACGATTTCGAAACGCAGCTTTTCACCACGGAGCTCGAAGCTCACCCCGAGGTCGTTATTATAGAAAACCTGCAACACGCCCAGGTCGCGCGGGCGGTTGTGCTCTACGTCCCAAGCGTCAAGCCACTTCTGGACGATCGCCTCCCACGTCCTCATTCCCACCGGCGCGTACAGCGCGCTCAGGTGGTAGCTGCGATGATAGGGCGTAGTGGCTTGCGACGACGGGCGCCACTCGGCGCCGTGGTCGGGCGAGAGCAGCCGCGTCTTGTCGTCGTTTAGGTGGTCGTGCCCGCAGCCGTCGTTCTGACAGACGTACCGAACCGAGTCGGGCACGAGCACGCCCGCTTCCGTTTCCCAGCGGAGCCCGGACTCGACCCCCGAGTCGCTCGTGTGCCTGAAACGCAGCTCCTGCGGAAAGCCACACTTGAGACAGCAGACGAAGTAGCGGCGCTGATCCCCCTGCTGAAACCGTCGCTCGATCTTCGACTGCCCTTTGATGGTCGGCGTCGAGATGTCGAGGATTTTGCGGCTCGACTCGTAGGCAGCCGTGCGATCCCGCACGAGCTTCATCGGGTCGCCGTCCTTGCCGACGACGTCCGGCCACCCGTCGATCTCGTCGTTCAGGAGCCACTCGATCGAGAGCGATCGAAGCTTGTTCGCATTCTGCGCGCCAAACGGGACGAGGAATCCGCCACCCTCCCATTCGATCTTCTTGTCGGTGTTGTGCGTCGGAACGTAGCCGCGCCCACACAGAAAAAGATGGTCGGGGTGGTCCACGCCAATGCATTTCACACGGCGCGCTCCGACCGAGCGAATGCTCTTGATGGTGTTCAGTCGCGACTTGCGTGCCAGCCGCACCTTCAAGCGGTCCGCCTTGTAGGCGAGCGTGAACGGCGACCGATCGCGCGGCAGAAAGAACTCTACGATACGGACCGGTACACGCGTGCCACGTTGTGAACGCGCAATCTTGTCGCGGCGCGTAGCCTTGATCCCGAGGGAACTAACCAGCGACCAAATCTCGTCCGCGAGGCGCAGGTTCTTCTGCGTGATCTGACACGCGCCACGCTTCGTCGCGCAGCCGTCCGTGTCCATTAGCCCGCAAAGCAATTCGAATCGATCGCGCTCTGGCGCGTTCAAGTACGCTCTCGGGATGTGTTTGTTTCGGAGCACGCCTAGGCGCCGGAGACGACCATAAAAGTTGTCCGCACCCTTCCCGCGCTCACCAGGAACGTTGATGCCGAAGACGGGGCATCGCTTCGTCGTCCAGCGCTTCGTCTCATAGCCTTCCTCGCGAATGCGCTCGAGAACGCCCAGCCCCTTCTCGCCAACCGCCAAATTCGCGCCCGTCGAACTGCCATCGCCAAGCCACGCACCGAGGGTGTACGGCCTTATCGGGAGCTCCTGTGTGCTGCCGGACACGGCATCGGCAACCGGGACGCGAAAGCGAAAGTCCGAACCGCGTCGAACGCCGCGCGCGGCGAGCTTGGCCGTGGTCAGAACACGGCGAGCGTTTGCGGTGTGCACGACCCATCGATGGTCGTCGCTCGCGATGATCGCTTCGCCATTTGCAAACGTGATCTCGAAGCACTCGCGCTCGTGAACATCCGACTCGCAGTCGATTCGGACTACGCTTCCGTCGAGTCCGTACACGGAGTCGCCGACGTGTAGTTCCCCGAGCGCTCGAAAACCGCCAGGCGTCGGGATGAGCGTCGAAACCTCGAGCGCCTTCCCAGTCTTCCGCGTGTTCACCTCGTCGGCAGATTTCACGAGGTGCGCGAGCCCCGAATGCTGCAGCATCGGAGTCACGTAGGACTCCATTCGGAGCTTCGCGAGCTCGGCGTCCGCGGTGACGAGCATGCACGGCGCGGTGCGCACGTGATCGATGACGTAGCCGAGTCCGTTCTCGAGCACGCCGACGGTGACGCCGAGCTGTGCGCCCTTCATGACCGTGATCTCCCGGATCGGGGAGTCCACGCTCATGCAGTCGAGGATTTCCTTCAGGTACGGAGCGACGTCGAACCGGTAGAAACCAGGCATCGGCGTCACCTGCGCAGGCAGGTAGCGCTTTTTCTCCGCCCACTCGCTCGGGCGAAGAATGATGTTTTCGCTTGGGATGGCCTCGAACTGACGCGCGAGCCACTCACGCTGCTCGCGGGCGAAGGCTTGCTCGTCAAGCATCGCCGTCGTCCTGAGGAACGTTCTCGCCACCCTCGCGCAGGAGGCGCGCCGCTGTCTCCTTCACGGGGTTGAAGATCGACTCGACGTAGCGTCGGACCTCCGCCTCGCCCTGTTCGAGGTTCGCGCCGGACTTCGCGAGCGCAAAGAGATTTCGGCTCAGGTTCTTCGGCGCGTCCCGCAAAAGCTTGCGGGCCATCGCGCCGAGCGCTCCGAAAACGTGCGTCTGCACGAGCTCGCGAGCGATGAGCCGCCCCTGCGTCAGTTCGTTCGCGAGACGCTTCGCCTTGATTTCTTCGATCGTCTTGACGGCATCGAGCCAGTCGGCGAATCGCCTCGAAGTTCCGTACTGAGCGATCAGAGGCTGCAGCGCCTGCACGACACCGTCGAGGTCCTCGATCTTGTCCGGGAACGGTATTGGCGGCGGCTCGGGCGCCTGCACCGGCGCTGTGGTTTGAGCTCCCTGTCGTTGCGCCGTCGTTGCCGACGCGCGCTTCTTCTTCGTTTCCGGCTTCGGCGTCGGTGCGGTTGCGCGACGGCGTGCAGGTTTCTCCGACCTTGTCGGACCGCGGGCGATCGCGCTCTGCGTGATTCCTCGGCTTGCGAGGTACTTCTGCGCGTCCGCGTGGTCCGCGTCGATCCGATCGGCGACGAACGCAGCCGCGAGCTG